TCAGAGGGGGGGGGTGTTGAGGTATTCCTCAACCTTGTTTTCCAAGGCGTCTACGCGCCCTTCCACGGCCTTGATTTGGTTGCCGAGGGTGTCACCATCAGGCAGGTTCGCGAGCAGCTCACGCGCTTCAGCCAACGAGGCCTGCAATTGGGTTACCTGGGGTGGTTCCCAATCCCCACCGGAGGTGAGTTCCACCAGGGTGATTTCCTCCGCCTGGGGGATCGTCACCTGCCACGAGGCGTAGGTGTGGCAATGCTGGGAGGTGGGTGGGGTGATGGTGATTTCAGCCTGTCCGGGTTGCACACCCACGAACTTGGCGACACCATCCACGATGGGGGTTTCCATGCAGGATGGCACCACCATGCCATCCACACCAGGATGCGCAGTTTTCACCTGGATACGGGCGGTGCCCTCACCCGGCGCGGAGTCCACACCCACAAAACGACAGATTACGGTAGTCAAGGTAGTTATCCTTCCAAAAGTTTAGAGATATTAGCCGTCGGGGCTTCCGGTGGGGGCGGGATACTGCCATTGTCAATCCACTGCCGAATCGCCTGAGCAAACGCCACATACTGCTGCAAAGCGCGTTTGAGCATGAAGTTTCGATCCTGCGCCACGCGGCGTTTCTCGATTTCTTCATCCAGTTTGGCTTGCAGTTCGTCCATGCGGCACTGCAAAGCGTCAATGCGGGTTTCCAACCCCCGGTAATAGTCACCTTGGGCTGATTGCGCGTCTGATTTTTGCTTGGATCGAAGGTTCAGCCAGGCCACCCAGATAGAAAACGCACCCGGCACAGCAGCAGCGAGCAGCACATTAATGAGTGATCCGCTCATTCCCCACCCCCTTTGTAGTCACGCTCCATCGGTGCATCGCCGCGCTTACCGCGCCAGATCGCCCACAACGCCAAAAACGCCACCATGAAGTAGGACAAGCTGGACACCCAGCCGCGTGGTGATTCGCCGGATAGCGCAGCGGTCAAAAATGAGCACGCCCACAGCACATGCAGGCCAACACCGATAGAGAGGAAAATTGCTTCACACCGGGGGGCGCGCACAAACGCCAACACAACACACGCGGTGCCGGTGGTGATCCACACCCACCCCCAAGCACTAATCGGCAACGTGCCCTCAGCAGGGTGCGAACCCCCGGTGGGTGGGGCACCCAAAATACCGGGAATATACGAGCAGCCGCGTAACAGCATGCCAACACCGAGTATGAGTGCTGCCATGCTGTCTGTCATTGCCCATTGGCGCACCCGCCTTGCAGCAGGACGCCAACGCATCGGCAGGTGCTCAATCGGCATTATTGGCTCACCCCTCCTCAACCACGGGGGTGTTAGCAGCAGCCACGCCCATGCCAAGTGCTGGGGCGACAATACCGAGGATGGTGTCCCACTGGGCGGGGTCACCATAACCCCACACGGCAAGCGCAGCGGTCACAGCAGCCACCACACCATAGATGGCGGTGCGCACGGAGCTGGTGGAGTGCACCACAGCGAAAGCGAGGGTGACCACGGCGGTGAGGACACCCACCACAGCAGCGGCTTGTTCTTCACCCAGCACACCCCAGGCGATCAGGGCAGGGGCGAGTGCTGCCACCACGGCGTAGAGGGTGCCACGGCTCGAAGCGGGAATAGTGTTACGGATCTGGTCAAACATGAATTGCCTCCTAAAGGGCATAAAAACCGCCACAAGCGGGCGGGGAAAACGGATAGGGGTTGGGGGTTTACTGCTTCGGTGCTGCAAGCTGCTTCTCCAAAGCAGCCACACGCCCATCAAGACGCTCCAAGGCTTTTAAGATCAGCTCGGTATTCTTCATCGCCAAAAACGCGTTGCGATCAGCGTGCAGAATGAAATTCCCGCGAGCGTCCTTAAAATCACTGCCATCAACGAGGGTTTTCACCACATCATCAAGCGACTGTGCCAACTTCTTCACCTCCTCCCGCTGCTGCTGTTGTTTCGGGGTGATGCCCTTCGTTGCTGCCACATAGCCCTTCGGGGGGATCAGCGTGGCGAGCTGGTCAAGCGTGCACCAATACCCATAAGGGCGGAACCCGCTATCGGCCACCCACACATGGCGTTGGCCGGTGTTGTCCACCGCGTAGCCCATCACAGCCACATAGTGGTACACGACCCCACCGCCATACGCAGGGTTAATGTTGGATTTGTACGATGCGCGGGGATAGTTCGACGGCGGGGCAACGATATTCGCAATCACACCCCTGCCCACGTCAATGGAGCGCACAATGTCCTGCCACAGGCGGGTTTTTTGCTCATTGGTCGGTGGGTCATTCGGCATCTCCACGGCCTTCCATGCACCATCGGGCACATGACGCTGCAGCACCGGCAAAATGTTGTAGATGCTGTTGGTGCCGTTGGTGGTGGTTTGCATTTGGCGCGCGAGGTCACGCTCACCAATCAAATGCCCCGTAGCCGCGCGCACCACAGTTTGTGTCGAAGCTGGGCCGCAGTAGTAGTAGGTGTCTTGTACTACTTGGTCTCGGGGGTATTCGAGCACTTTTTCCACGGTGGTGATGGTGTGTGCCACGGGTGGGGCTGGCTTGTCACCACGCCCAGTAAAAAGCTGTTTTAGTTGCTCGCGGGTGCCCTTATAGGCGTTCACATCAACCTTGAAGCCCGCCACCAAGCCATTGGAGCCGTATTGCAGAATATCCGGCTTACGATCACCCAACGGATAACCCCAGCCAGCATGCTTGTCTGCACCATCAGCTAGATAAGCGTCCTTGTAGGGCAGGGTACGATTCTTGCCATAATTCGACACCCACAGGGCACCCAGGCCACGCATCGACGGCTCACCACCTGGCATCTGCTCCCAATACCACGCACCGGAATACACACCGGCCACGGTGTAGCCGCGTTTCTCAAGCTCACGTTTCGCGGCATGCACATCGTCCTTCGTAAGCAACTTCCGGCCACTGGCGTCAACAGATTCCACATCAATCCACACCGGCAGGTCACGACGCCCACCCATTTGCGCATCGATCACATCCACCTGCTGCGCAATGGTGGTGCCCTCACTAGGGGCGCGCAAATACCAGTAGGTGGCCACGAGCAGCCCCGCCGATTCAGCATCAGCCAAATGCGAGCGGAACACCTTATCGCGGTAGGTGCCATCACACAGGCGCAGGATCGCAAACTCAATGCCCTCACCTTTTGCCCTGCGTAGGCTCATGCCTGATTGGTGCTCGGACACATCAACACCGAAAATGGTCATTCATCCTCCTAAAAGAAAAGCCCCGCATGTTGCGGGGGTTAGTTGGCTGGGTAGGTGATCGAAAAGCGGAAATAATTCGCTTTCTGCTGCTCATAAATTTTCGACTCAATCGGATACCCACCCTGGCTATTCCAAAACAGTCGCCACGGCACGGTCTGGGCAGAGCTGATTGAGTATGGCACTAGGAATTTGATCTGGTCACCCAGCATGTAGGGGGTGATAGCGAACCGGTTCACCCCGGCGATGTAGGCTTCGCCAGCACCAAACAGGCGCGCACCAGCCGGGTAGTTGGGGGTGCCGGGGAGGTTCTTCACCAGCACATCACCACCACCAGCCATAGCGCCTTCCGAGCCGATCACAATCTCACCCACCAGATAAATCTGGCCACCAACCCGGCAATATTGGAACGATTCTTTGCCGTTCGACCCGACCCTAATGCGTTGGGTGTCCCACACCTCACACGGGTGTGTTTGCCACCCCTTCGGTAACTGGGCTGCATCAACGTATTTTTTGTTCGCAGCGTGCGCCGGTGCCGTGGGGTCACCAACCTGCAAAACACCACCCGCACCACGCAACGGAATGCTGTTCGGCTTCGCGGGCTCCCCATACGGGATCATCGTGTCGGAAATGTCATCCATCGCATACACGGAGTTCCATTGGTGCCCAAGGCTTAGCTTGTCATTGAGCTGTGACATGGTGGCTACATCATCACCCGCAACCCCGTTCGCGGCCTTGATCCTGCCCTCCCCAGTGCGCTTCACCAGGGTGGATTGTGTGGCGTTTTCAGAGACGGGCATACTGTCCAGCTTGCGGGCAAGGCCTTCTTGCAAAGCCGTAGTATCTGCTTTGCCGGAGATCATCGACTGCACCGCCTGCGACGTAGGCAGGCTATCGACCTTATCCAACTGTGATTGCACGTTCACATGCAGCTGTGCCTTCGTCCAACCACCCTCCGGGGCACCCTGCGCAGCAGACTCCGCAGACCGAGCGGCAGCCTTCGCGGACTCTCCAGCCTCCGTGGCATGCTCACCAGCCTCACGGGCTTTCGCCTCCGCCTCATCACGCGCAGCCTCCGCACGATCCGCGTCAGCATGCCCCAGCTCCGACAGCGAGCGCCCTTCCACGATCAGGGCGACACCGGCCTCGCGCGCAGCCTCCGACTTCTCAGCCCACTCCCGCGCCGTGGTCACATGCCCCTCAGCCACCCCGGCCTGCTCACCAGCCGTTACAGCATGACCCTGGGCAACATCCCTAGCTTCTTGGGCTTCATCACGAAAACCCCTGGCAGCATCACGCGCAGACTCCGCCAAGCCACGCGCCTCAACCGCCGTATCCTTCGCAGCCACCGTTTCATCACGCGCAGCCCCAACCGCCTCCAACGACGCCGTGATCTCACCACGCAACGCGCCCTCCGCATCAGCCACAACAGCAGCCACCCTGCCCTCGGCTTGCTTCGCAGCACTCGCGGACTTCCCAGCAGCCGTAGCCACCCTCGAAGCCTCAGCAACCAACTCCTCAACACGCGACACCACCGCAGGCGACCACTGCACCTGATGCTCCAACATCTCCGAAAAATTATGCCGCCCATCCTCCGGGATGTTGATCTCCCAGCGGCGGAACACACCACCGGCGTGCACCTCGAGCGCGACCGGCCCTGGGTCAATGCCATCAATCACGCACTGGCCATCGACCAGCCTGTACGTCTCCCGCATTGGCAGAATCACCGCGCCCGGGATCCCATGAGCCGGACGATCAACCACAGACTCCACCGTCACCGTGCCCTGGGCGCGGTCACCCACAATCGACCGAAAATCACACACCAAAATCGTCATGGCTGGATTCCTCCTTCAATTTCATCTGAGTTTTCGGCACCCGTGGCACCAACATCTGTTTTGCGCGAGATGTGTTGCACCACCAGGCGCGTATTGGAGGGGCCACCAAGCAGCAGCCTTGAACCGTGAATCCACGCGACCTCCACGATCACCGTGTACTCGGGCTCAGGCACCACCACCGACGACACGATCGTGGACGTGATCGTGTTTTGGTTGTCCTCCACACCGACCTGCTCCGAAAACAGCGAGCCGTCAGGCCGGTAAACACGCACCATCCACTTCACATAGCCCGCACCCAAACCGAGCGCATTGCCACCAAACGCCAACTGGGCGCGAATATCCCACAAGCCCTTATCCAGCAGACGGATACCACCGTCCACCAGTTCGCAGCCGCGCATCGGCCCGAGCTGCTGATCAAATCGCATGCGCCCGTGGTTATTGCCGAATTGCAGGAAGCCACCCTGCTCCTTCATGTAAGCGCTGCCGTAATCCAGCAGTGGTGAGAGCAGGTCGAGCCGGTTTTTTAGCGCGAGTTGCCCATCCTGAAACGCCTCCGCCACCCGCTCAAACCCTGGTGGGGTGGCACCTTTGAAAATGCTGATCAGCGGGGCGAACACATCCCGCTTCAACCCCTCCAAGAATTTTGAGCGGGCATCGTCCACGGCGCGCTGCACAGGGGCACGCAGACGGCGGCGCACATCGTCCTCAGTCATGCGCTGCAAATCTTGCAGCCCACCCATGCCAATAAAACCCTCAGGCATTGAGCCATGTGGCGCGGTCATAGATTCAGCCTCGCTTTCAGTGCTTCTAGGAGCGCCTGCGCGTCCTCATCGGACATGGTGGTGAGATCAACACCCGTTGGTTGCGGCGTGGCCACGGCCTCACCATTGGGAATCCGCTCCCACTGCACACCGGCATTCCGCAACGGCGCGGACTCATCGACCCGCTGGCGAATCACCTGCAGCTCCGGGTGGTGGCGGAAACCGCAATCCCACAGGAATTGTGACAGCCACGGCAGGTACAGCAGCGGGAACACGATATTTGGCAGGTCGGGGTTGTATCCCACCGGGGGAATGGACGCGACCGCCCACCCGAAATGCTGCTCCGGATCCGACATGTCTGCTTTGGTCTGGTCTACTGGGATCACGCCCACACTCCTAGCTCTTTCAGAACTTCGAAAAATTGTTTGGACTGGCCAAAAAGGCGCGCCAAGGGGGATTGATCGGCGCGCGGGTCACCAAATGAAGCCGTGAGCTTCACCGGCTCATCACGCGAGCACACCATCGTCACCTGCGTCATCTGTAAAACCGGGTAGTAGCCGCCGGGCATGCCCTCAAGCAGCACACCGGCGCGGTCACCCAACCAAATATGGCCACGGCCCATGTCACCAATGATGTAGGGTGCCCCGTCCCTGATAGCGACCGTGGCGTAATCCTTCGCGCGGGTCTTATAGAAGGCCTCGCGCATCGCCACCAGGCCACTAAACGACCACGCGGTTTCGCCACCCTCAGCCCAACCTTCGTGGTAGTACGACCACCCGGCCATCATTGTGCGAAGCGGCGACTTCACCGACCCAAACGCAAGGAAAACATCTTCATAGAGGGGTTTCAGCGCGGTATCCACAATCCCACCAGCAGACGGCATCAAAAAGATCGACCCGATCAAATTGCCCACAAGCTGCGTCACCATCGACACAGCCGAATTCACACCAGGGGCAGACCTACCACCAGCAGTAATTTGGGCGACCGTCGCAGGTTGCCACGTCCACGAACCAGATTCCACCGGGGTAAATTCACCGTCGCGGAACACCACCCAGGGGTAACGCGGGTGCGTGCCTAGGAAACGGGATACGGCGTGCTCAACCGGGACAGTAGGATTCGCCACCACCGTGACCACATCATCCACCACGTTATCGGCCATTTTCGTGACCGTGCGCACCATGCCACCAAAGATGGTGCCACCAATCGCGGTCTGCTCAAACACACCCGACTTATCCTCAATATCCACCACGAGTTGGCCTTGACGCATAGGCCCCAGCCAGCCCTTGGGCTTCGGGTCACCCCGCAGCCACCGGCGGCAAGTGATCATCAGCCCAGCATCATCCAGGGAAGGGGCGGCCACTTCCATGAAATTTTTCATGCGGGAGGACACCACACCCCACTGCGAATCATCAAGCAGAATAGACCCCGGCGCCACGATGATCGACCAATTCCACGGGGTGAAGCCCTCACCCCACGTTTTCGGATTCAGCGGATCATCAGGGAGTTGCCACATGTTGCCGTGAAGGCGCATGAGGTTCACTAGCAATGTGGTTTTCAAAATCGTGCGCAATGGCCCAGCGAGCGCAAACGCCTTCGGGAACTGCACCCCAGCCGGTAAAAAGGGGTTCGGCCACACGAGCACATGCTCCAGCTCTTTCAGGTCATGCAAAAACTTCAACTCAACATGACGCGTGCCATCGCTGTTTTTCACCAGCGTGACCGACTGGCACCGGCCACCCCAACGCGCATCCTGCCCATCAAGAGCACGATCAAACGTCACATGGATGTTCTTCGTCTTTCGGCCACGATGATCCAACGCCCACTTCGCCAAATGATGGTCATGGGGCAGGGTGATAAACGCAGCGCCAACCTCGTTGTACTTCCATTCGCACTGCATATCCAGCGCGCCACCCACAACGCCGCGCAGATTCCAATCACCATCCCACAAGCGCACCAGTGGCGTCCAGGCGCGTTGTGCATCGCGTGCCTTCCGCTCCGCATCAACCCGCCCATACACCTCAGACAAATGCGCATCGAGCCGCTTCAACGCTGCTGCAGTAGCCACAAAACCTCCCTAATCAAGCCCATAGGGCCTCGTCCACCGGCGCTCCATACGCACCTGCACCCCAGCACCAGGCAAATTAAAAGCCTGCCCCCAGGTATGACCCCACGCATCACCAATCAACTCCGCCAAACGTGATCGCGACAACTTATCGAGCAGTTGCCCCAGCCACTCACCAATCAAGCCGATACCGCGTGCCCAATCCGCTGCCTGCTCTAGCGCTTCGCGGGTTTTCGCGGCGATCTGATCAGCCGAAAACTGCTCCAGCGTTTTCAGCCCAATACCGACCAGCATCTTCTCCAGGATTTCGGCCATCTTCACCAAAAACTCCACCGGAATATCAAACGGCACATCCAGCCGTTTCCACACCTCCGGCAACAGGGGAAGGGGGTTCACGGCGATAGGGAGTTGAGTTGGTGGGGTGTGAGGCGGAACAGGGTACAGGAACGGCTTTTCCAACAGCATCCAGAAATTCGGTTTACCCACCACCGCCAACTGCTCATGCGTAGGATCAGAGTCCACCAAGGCATCCCACTTATAACGAAGGTGAGGCAGCACGATCTTTCGGTGCTGCTGCTCAAAACCCGGATAACCCTCACGAGTCTCAAACGAAAAATCCGGCAAAATGATCGAAGCAGGCCCCGTCACCGTCCATTTAAGCCACATCGGCATATCAGTTGGATTCGTCACGGTGACACTACCCGTCCAGTGCACACCATCAAACACCCACGGCTGCGTCTCCGTCTCCGACGTCCAAAGGGGATCACCAGCGATCAGGTGCATCAGCATCCTGGATGCGCCACGCTCATGCCCCGATGACTCCTCAAAATGTTGCTCCGGGGTGGCCTTCAACCGCACACCAATCCGGCGCGCCTGCCCCTCAACCTCCAACTCCATCACAGAGTCCTCGGTGTACGACCAAGCGCGACGCCACCTAGAATCGATCGACTCCCAAGACTCGCCATCGTGATCCAAAATCATCACAGGAAGAGAAATTTCACGCGGCGCGAAATTCATACCTCGGAATGTGCCACCAACCTGGCCAACGCCAGACTGCCAGATAGTCTCCACAGGGGTATCGGCCACAAGACCGACTTGTCCCTGGTCAATCCACACTCCTTGGTCGCCACCCTTTTTTCCGGTGATTCGCCAACGGGAACCGTCCACACCGTAAATTCGGATGTCTACTTTTTCGCGCCGCACAAGACCCCTCCTCACAGGATCACATGAAACCCGCCAATTCGCGCGCCTCAAGACGCCTTTTTGCTTCGTAGGCTTGTTCCATGTTTTGAACATTGATGTTGATAGGCGTTTTCGCCTGTACCTGCTGGGCAGTGGATTGTGCCCTGCCAGCAACCTCACGCACCCCGGTCTGCACCTGGTTGGCCATGTCCACGACCGGCTGCGCAAACTCCCCAACGGTATCGCGCACCGGCTCCGCGACAATATCCGCCGTTTGATTAGCGGCAGTCACAAACGCCTGTGCCCAACCCGAGGTGACACCACCGGCATAGTCAGCGGCAACACCCACCAGCGGTTCAAGCGCGGCACCAGCACCAGGCACAACAGAGTTCACACCGGCGATACCGGCCATGCCTGCGCTACCAACCGCCGAGGACGTCAAACCACCCACGATGGAAGGCAGCGACCCGCCGAGGTCATTGAGCATGCCCCACTGATCATTGGTGAGCACCGCCTCCGGCTTGCCAGACAAGTTGAGTGCCAAAGATTTATCCTTCAGCACCCCGCCCTGGTCAAACAAGCCAACATTGTTCACCAATTCTTCGGCGCGCCCCATCTTCCCCGCGTAGCGGTCAGGGAACGCCGAACGCTGCACCTTCTGGGCAGCATCACCCGGCTGCATGCCCCGCCAATCAAACTTCACCAGCTCACGGAAGAACATGCCAGCCGATTTAAACGGGTCCATGCGCTCCGCGACCGTGCCCCACGCACCGTTATTGCGCTGCTGGAACAGGCCAACCGAGTCATAATCACTGCCCACCGCATCATGGCGGAATTTCAGCGACTCAGGCACCGAATTATTGGCATACATTTGCAACGGATCACCGGACTCAACCAGTGCCGTAGCCACACCAATCTTCGCGCCATCAGCACCCAAATTCATGGCCTTGGCTTGACGCGCAATCTCATGCACGAAAAACTCCGGGCCCCATTCAGGCACCTTTGGTTGCTCCACCACATCGAACGTATCCGCGCCGCGTAATTGCGGGTCGCGCTTCATTTCCGCAGGCGTCATGCTAGTCACAGCATCATCATGCAGTTGCGCAGCGTGATCCTCAGCCAGCGAGGTACGCGGGTTGCCAGTGGCGTTATCCGAGTGAGCTTTGTCGTATTCCTGTTTCAGGTCACGCATACCAGTCAGCCACGACGGCAGCGTGTCAGGAACACCAAACACACCCAAAATGTCCGACACGTGGCCGGACACAACTTCCTTAGCGAGGTTGCCAGCCATCCCAGAAATCGTGTTCTCATTCGTGCCCGTGTTGCCAGTGGTATCCGCGCCCATAGACGCGGCAGCAGCATCACCAGGCGTATCCGGGATACCCATCGGGGTGGTGGAAATCGTCAGATCATCATCACCAAGATCCCCAAGCCCATCAAGCGCTACCTTGTCAAACTCCGGTTTCATTGGCAGGTAGTAGAAATCTGTGAAATACGAATCCCAAGCACCCGCAGCCTGGCCACCGTATTGACCATTACCCCTGGCACCGCCCATTTCGATGTTCACACCGTTAGGCAGCGTGCCAGCAGTATGACCACCGCCTGGGCCTCCGTTCATGTAGCCGATGCGCAGATCACCAGATCCGCCACGGCCACGCTTAAACCCATGAGCAGCCAGCCACGAGCCTTCGTTCATGGTGGCGAATTTGCGGGGGAACGGGTCAAGGCCAACGGCCTTCGCGGCAACAGCGGATTGTGTGCCGGAGCAGTCGCCCCAGTTGGAACCGCCGAAGATATACGGTGCGCCTTCCAGGGGGCGTGATGCGCCACGGCCATGCACGAAGCTCACCAGCGCATCGGGGCCTACAACCGCGCCATCAGCGAACGCTGTAACGTGTTGTGGCCCCAGGTTGCCGTTGTAACCACCCGCGTAAGGCGCGCCGTTGCGATCTATGAGTTGGTATCCAAAGCGGGTTGCGACCTCATTCAAAATCGCGGTGGAGCGCACTCGCTTCGACGATGCCAGCGGGATATAAGCCTCGCCACCGGTTTCGTCCTCAGCCCACACGCGCCAAGCACCAGCCGGGGCGATCTGCGCCCGGTGATCCTCACGACCACCACCATTGGCGTATGCCTCAAGCTGGCGGATACCACCCTGAACATAGGCCTCTGTGATACCACCCGCAGCAAACGAAATGATGCCACCACCGGACATACCGACCAGCGAACCGATCGACGAGAACGACAAGTGATCAGACAGCCAATTTTTGACTGAATTCCACTTCTCTTTCATGCCGTTCCACAGGCCACTGATAATGTCACGACCAGCATTCACCAGCCACGACCCGGCATCCTCAAACAAGGATTGAACCTTGCCGGGGATCTCGCCGATGTTATCGATCATCTTCTGGATTCGTTCTTTCACGAAATCCACGACCGTGCCCACAATGTCCCGGAATGTCTCCCAGGCATTGCCAACCATCTCAACAATGCCCTTAAAAAATTCCATCGCCGTGTTGATCACACCGTGCACAATGTCGCTAATCGATTGACCCATCGACGAGAAGCGATCACCGATGTTGCCGAAATTGCCGGTGAGGATATCCGCCAGGATGCCAGCAGCCGTTTTAATCAGCTCCCACACCGGCTGGATAATGCCATTCCACACGCTCGAAATAATCGACCCCAGGGTGTTCCACGCGGGAATGATCAAGTTGTTCACCACGATCATGATAATGTTGCCCACCAACTGCGCCAGCGACATAAACGTGTCAAAAACCGGCTTAATCAGCACATCCCACACCAGCTTGATGCCCTGCCCCAGCAAATCAAACGCCGGCATAACAATCGTGTTCACCCACGCCTGGATCGCAGCACCAATAGGATCAAGCCACGTCGCCTTGAACTGCCCAAGGCCCGTGCCCAGCTCATCCCATTTCGACTTGATCCAATCAACACCAGTCGAAAACGCATCCTTCACCGCGTTAAACCCGGCCTTGATGCCTTCCCACACGGGGGTGAGGGTTTCCATTGCCCACTGGGCGCCATTTACGAGGCCTTCCCAAATAGGCTTCACAAAAGTCTCATACGCTGCTTTCAGCGCATCAACCGTGGCCTGCCAAGCACTCGAAAGAAAATTCGTGAAAGTCTCCCAGGCTTTCCGCCCGGTTTCCGTCTTTGTGAAAAACAGCGCCAACCCGGCCACCACCGCAGCAATCGCGGCAACAACCCATGTCAGCGGATTCGCCCACATCGCGGTATTTAACGCCCACTGACCCACAGCAGCCAGCTTCGACGCCTTCGCCATGCCGGTCAGCATTTTCACGATCCCGCCAGCCGCAGCAATCTTGGCCTGCACGTTATAGGCGGCGACACCAGCAGCCAGGGAGCCAAACGCCACACCGAGCACCGTCATGGTGGTTTGGTGCTCCGACGCCCAACCGCCTACGACTTTCAACGGGCCGATCAGCGCTTTCAGCGCCCCCGTCACCGCTGTCACAGCCGTAGTAAGTGGCCCCATCAATGGCTCGATGAGCGCAGCACCCAGCGAAGCCAAGGCGGTTTTCATGTTCGCCATCTTCGCCGACAGCGTCTCGCCCATGTCCTTCGCCAAATCGCCGGTGCCCTTATTCACAGCACCCACAACATCCTCGAAGCTGATCTTGCCTTCTTCGCCCAGCTTCTTGACCTCGGCCACGGATTTGCCCATGTAATCAGCGACGTACTGATAAATGTTGATGCCGGCTTGCTGGAGCTGCATCGCGTCACCACCGAGCAGACGCCCGGCAGCCGAAATCTGGGTCATGACGTTACCAACGTCCACACCAGAACCAGCAGCAGCCGCAGACAAGTTCGTGAACGCCTTTACGGTATCGTCCATCGGCTTACCCATCTGCACACCAGACTGGGCAAACATGGCGCTGTATTTCGCAGCGTCCGACAAGGACACAGACGTGCCAGTAACTTGCTCTGTCAGCTTCGCCATCTGGGCTTTCGTCTCATCAGCCGTCAGACCAATGTTCTTAAAGCCGATCTCCGCCCGCTCAATATTTTGCAGACGATCAAAACCAGCACCAAGAACCGAGGTGACACCCTGCACGCCAAGGAACGCGCCAGCGGCCACACCGGCTTTCGTGGCCACACCCATCAGCGAACCGGTCAGGTTCTTGGCCTTGGGGTTGGCGGACTCCATATCGGTGCCCATGCCACGAATCTTCCTGCCAGCACTAGCCGCTTCGTCACCGGCTTTCCGCTCCGACCTCGCCACCTGCTCCTGCGCAGCCTTATGGGTCATCGTCTTAGCGCGAAGATTATCGGTGGCGTTTGCCACGTCAGCACGCGCCTTCGTGACCTTGCCAGCAGCCGTAGCGACCTGGTTATCAGCCGTGGCGGCTTGCTTCTTCGCGGTTTCAAGCTGCTTTTCAGCAGACGCGGTTTCCCGGGTGTTCGCGCCGTAGCGGTCACGAACGTTAATGAGGTTTAATTCGGCTTGCTGCACAGCCTCCGAAGCGCCCTTGGCCTTATCGCGGGCTTCATTGAGTTGCGTTTCAGCGGTACGCAGCTCGCCTTGCTTGGCCACAGATTTAGCCTTCGCACTGGCCAGCCCATCTTCGGCACGCGCCAACGAAGAAGCGGTGGCTTCACCACCGTTGCGCACCGTTTCTAGGTCTTGCTCGCCACGCTGCAACTGCGCCGTGGCATTCTTGTGCTTGACCTTCGCGGTTTCCAGCTGCGATTCAGCCTTGGCGATCTGCGATGCCTTCGCCGTGCCCGACTCACGCAAATTGGCGAGCTTCTGCTCGGCCACCTGCACATCAGCAGCGGCCTGCGCCTGCGCTTTCCTGGCCGTCGAAATTTTCACCGTCTGGGCTTCAACCGCCTTCGCCACTTTCGCGGCAGCATCAGCGCCACCATCCTTCGTGGCCTCCGACAATCCCTTGTTGAGTTTTTGCCCAGCCGATTTCGCGGCGGTGTCCGCCCCGCGGTTCACCTCGGCGATGAATCCTTTCATGGACGCGAGCACCGGAATCCAAACACCGGACATAAAACCCCTCCTAGAGACTGTCAAGGAAGTCCAGGACTTCCTCTTGTGTGTGGTCACCCAAAGACCCACCGAGCGCCTGCTTTTTGTCCTGCAGTGCCCACGGGTATGGGGGCATTTGATCGGCGGGCATTTTCGCTTTCTTCGACCCGGCGGCTTGCGCCGTGGTGACGGTGTTTTGCATGAGACCCCACATCAGCGCCCACAAAAGCGAATCGGTATAGGTGTATTCGATGCCGTTCGTGGTGTGGCGTGTGTGTGGCCCTGCTTGCGGCAGGCCGTCCGCGAGCACACGCAGTTTTCGCAGGGTGATATCGCCACGGAAAAACGCACCCACGGCATCAAAGCCATAGGTGCGCCACAACGCTGCTTCTAGCGCTTCCGGCCCGCCGCACGACGCTGCGAGCGATTCATACGTGCAGACGATTTTCCCGCCGCATTGACTTCCTGCTCACGGCGTGCGTTTTCTTCGACGATGAAGCGGAACATCAGCGCGGTGCCACCAGCGGCTTCGAAGCGTTCCCATTCTTCTTCGCCCATCCAAAACACCGCGACGTCAGAGAATCGAGCATCCTGGCTTTCGCCAAGCTCATTAAGCTCTTCCTGATCTTCATCGGACAGGGTCACGGGATCACGGAAAGTAAACGTTTCGCCCTTGAAGATGAATGGGATGCGGCCTTCTTCCGCGCCGGTGGCTTCTGCGCGCTGGGCGAGAATTGCATCAAGATCAATAGCGGTCATGGCAAGGCTCCTTATCTATGGAGTTATTGGAAAGAACGGTTGGCAGGGCTATTGAAGCGGCACGCAGCGACGGTGGGTGTGGGCGAGCCCTGCCAAGGAAACCCGCACCCACCCCAAAGGTGTTGCTGCTTAGTTGATGGTGATGGTGAGCTGCTTTGTTGCGGGCAGCTTCTTGGAGTCCTCCACCTTGAACGTCACGGTTTGAGTCTCGGCGGACGAATCGACGGTGCCGGACAGAGTGCCGTTCGTATCCAGCTCGATACCCTGCGGCAGGGTGCCATCGGACACCGTCCAGGTGTAACCGGGGGTTCCGCCAGTCGCGTCAAGTTTGCCGCTGTACTCCTCGGACTGGGTGCCAGCGGGCAGGGACTCGGTGGTCACGCGCAGCGGTGCGACACCATCCACCGACGTGGACACATCAGCAGCCTCAGCGAACGCCTTGTTGAACTGCCAATACGCGGTCTTGCCACGCGCCGGAGTGCCCTCATACTCAGCACCAGCCGGGAACGTCGTGAACGTCACCTCAAGACCGAAAATGTCATCCTTCTTCATCACCAGCGCACCACGCTCGGTGATCTTCGCGGACGGGAACGACACGCGATTGTGCTTATCGCCATCGACCATGTCCACATGGAGCTGTTGCAGCTCAAAGACAGGCAGACCTTCTTCCCAGAACGCCACACCACCTTCGGATGCAATGTCCTCAATCTGGTCGGCGGGCACACCCAAGAACATGGCGATCTTCGCGGGATCGGTTTCCCACAGGGTGAACTTGATCGCCTTCGCGGCCTTGGTGATATCCGTGCGGATCGCGGACACTTCCTGCCAAGGAATGTATTCCTGCTTATCCTCGTCGAAGGAAATTTCGACACCATCCGGGGAGATATAGCCCAGGTTGGTGTACTCGTCGCCGTATTTTTCGCCGATGGGTTTCATCTCGAGACCGATCGGCGCGGTGCGCACAGCACCAGTCAGGGCGACGCGAGCAGCACCGGCATTAAAGCCGGTGAGCACATCAGAAATAGCCATTATTTTTGCCTCCTACAGGCATAGAAAAAGCCCCCAGGTTGGGGGGCTGTTTGTTCTTGTTCTTTTCTAGGAATGAGTGGCCAAATCAACCACGCCTCCAAGCACCTTCACCCTCGGGTTCAGATCCTCACGCGACCCAAAAGCAGGGCACGAAACCGACACCACCTGCGACCCGGCGATATGGGGCAGTTGGTGCATAAGGGCGCGGAGTTGGTCAGCCACAGGCACAGCGCGACCACGAGACGCGGCGAACACTTCCACGTCCAAGGCCACACCATCGAGGCGCACCGGGAATCCTTCGCCACCCCAGGAGTGTTTCAGTTCTTCGCCGGGCAGCATGTCCACGACCACGCACGGCAACGCATCGGCGAGTTCAGCGTCAGGTGGTAGCGCGTCTGCAACCCACACATCAGGCATCGCTTCGCCCAGGAAGTCGATAACGAATTTCAGCATGTCAGGGACACGAATCATCGTCCACCCCTTCCTGCACGTCGCATAATCCGCCCGGCGCGACGCTCATCCTCCGGCTTCACCGAACACTGCACATCCAGAGACGCGCGCCCCGTCGATAAATGCCGCTGCTTGATCGTGACGCTGCCATCAATCTTGGCTCGAACCATGTCTTTACGCGCCAACGTGGCGATACGCGAGGCTTTTTGCATGAGCTTTGCTTTGACGGCGGGTTGCGCCATGACCTGCTGGAAGATGGCATCAGCATCAAAGTCAGCACGAGCCATTAGCCTTGCCACCGCCTCACCGTGAATTCGGAATGACCGTGGGTTGGGTGCTGCCATTGGCCAACCTCGCCAACCACTTCAAGCACCCCGTCGATCCCATCGACCAGGACACCATCAGAAGCGCGAAGCCCCTCAATGAAACACCCCGGCATGGTGATGACGCGCCACGAGGTGCGAGTATGCACCCTGATGCCCCCGCCGTCATCTTCGACGAGTTCCACCGGCTGCACCTCACAGCGATACCGCTCAGGCATGACTTGGGCACCCCGCGCCGGGTCAAGCGTGATCATGCCACCACGGGGTTTATACGGGTCAGGCTCACGCCCCGCCTTCACCACACGCAATGTAGATGCCCACATCAGTCGCACCACCTCTCAGGCCAACGCCCAGGACGAGGCCACCGACCACGAGGCCCCACAGCCACCGACAACCCCAGCAACCGACGCTGCGCATCCGACAACGCCAAAACACCCCACGGCGCAGCATGAACATCAGCCCAAGTAGAGGACTCAGTCACACCACCCACCGTAATGGAGTGCTGGCGCTTACCAGCAGCATCACCAGTCAAAAGCGCAGCCGACACCAGCTCGAACACCACACGGCGCGCATTGACCAGCAGCCACTCGGCCTCGGCCTCGGCATAAAAATCGCGCCCTTCGCGCTGGAATTCCGCCACGATCATTTCTTCGGCATCACGCAGCAGCACGACGCTACGCGACCGCTCATGATCACTCAGTGCCCTGGGGAAACGCGGCTCAAGGTCTTTCAGCGAAAACAACATGAGCAACCCCCTAACGGTCTAGTCGGACAACTCAGCCAAGCGGGATTCAACAGCCACAATGAGTTCGTTTTTCTCCATCGGCTCACCATCAGCACGCTGCGTACCAACACCGATCTTCGTGGCCACCTTCTCCCATTCAGCCTTCGGGGCAGAACGACGAGGCTTCTTCGGCACCTGCTTCACCACAGCGGGCTTCTCAGCACGCTTCACAGGCTTAGGTTTCTCCTGTTCCACGACCACCGCATCAGCATCAACCGCGCTACCACCCTGGATCAGTCGCAGGCCATCCTCATCGGACACCTCCACAACATCACCAGGACGGTGGGTCACATACTCATAGGGCGCGATGCGTTGATCCCAGGTGCCACGCACCATGCGAATCTTCACAACGACCTCCCTTAGCTGCCGATGGAGGTGATCTTCGCGACCGCCTTCGGGTTGTCAATAGCCACGGCGCGCTTGATTACCGCATCAGTGCGCCACGCCATCGTGGAACCACCCAAGGACGAGTTACCGCGCTCGGGGTAGGTTTCGGTCACAGTCAGCGGGATCGTGTCCGAGTAGAAGCCCACGGTTCCGGCCTCGAGCACCCACGCCTCAGTCAGCGGCATGAAACGCGAGGTGGCCACATTCAGACCAAAGATCGTGTTGGTGGTGAGTCCCTTGTAGACGGGGTTCTCGTGGGCAATATCGCCCACATACGCCGACATGATCTTGTCGTTGCGCATCAGCTTCGACAGCACAGCAGGGTGCACCAAAAGGGTGTCAGGGTCATAGCCGTACAACTCGTTGGGGTTGCCATCCACATGCGCACCCTGCACACGCTCAATCGCGTCAAAAACGTCCTTCACGATGTCAGCAGAACCGCCACCCCAGGCGCCGGTAGCTGCCTGCTCATTGCCAGCCACAGCACCATTCAGCGCAGCCAGCGCGGTACGCACAGAGTCACGCACCATCGTCTTGTTCAGCGCGGTGACCTGCTGCGAAAGCAGATCAAGCTTGTTTTCATGCAGCATCTCATACGAGATACGCACACCCAGGGCACGCTTGCGGGCGTGAGCAGACTTCAGCGCACCAAGGCCAAGCACCGAGGTGGGAATTTCGGCGAATTCCGCCACGTCCTCGGGTGCATCAGCAAGCACAGCCGATGCAGCTTCACGGAACGCGACCACACCGGAGGCGTTTTGGCCACCATCGCGGAAAAGCAGGTTTTCGACGAAAGCGCCATCCAGTTCTTCGGTGATGCGGGTCTGTAAGAAAGTCGGATCATTCTTAATGTCCGAAACGGTCAGGGCGCCACCGTCGTAGGTGGACGAAAGGGTATTAGCCATAATCAAAGCTCCTTATCTGTATGGCCAGCGGATTATTTCGCCACCGGGGCGAGCAAACGGACACGAACGGTAGCGTCACCTTCGGCGCCGTCACGCAGGGCAACACCCACGACAACGGAACCATCATTGGACACCTTGCCCTCAGCAGCGGCATACACCGGCGCACCAGCCTTCACAGACTCAGGCGCATCGCAGGCAACAGGCACCACAGACGGGGCAGTATGCACAGCCAGAACATCAGGCAGACCAACACGCAGATCGCCCGGCTCACGCTCCACCGGCTTCGCACCCGCCTCAGTCACAGCACCAAACACCGGCGCATCAGCACCCGCATATTCGATGCCATCCGAGGTGAGCTTCACCAAACGGTACTTTTCGATCTTCTCGGCATTGACCTTGCAAGTCACAGGCCCCTGCACAAAAGTGGGATTAGACATTTACGCCTCCTTAGACGCTTACAGCACCGAAACCAGGTGCAGCTTGGGGTTTAACAGTGTGATCAACCGAAGCGGAGTTATGACCCACCTCAGCACGCGGAATCAGATCCTTGGGGATACGACCCAGCTTTTCGCGGGTGCCCTCCGGATCGGCCTCCATCGCCTTGATCCAACGCTCACGGGAACCAGCAGAAATACGGTTCTCCTTGATCGCCTGATCAACCGACGCCTCAAGTGCTGCGTGATCGTCACGCGCCTTCGCAGCAATGCCATACGCGGCTTGGCGACGCAGCGCCTCAAGGTCTTTCGCATCAATGGTGACCACCAGCGGTTCGGACTCCTCTTCCGACTCCACCGGCTCCTGCTCATGATCAGCAGGGGCTTCATCATCAGCGGGAGCTTCACCCTCAACCACCGACTCCGACTCCGGCTCATGTTCAGGGGTTTCTTCCGACTCCGGGGCAGAATCCGCCACCGGCTCCGACTGACCCTCATCTTCTTCCTTGGCAGGGGCTTCTTCCACAGGCTCACCCTCGGCGACCTGCTCAGCCAGCGCCTCATCAAGCGCCGCTAAAATCGTTGCCTCATCGGCATCATCAGCACACCCCAAACGGCGTGCAAAAGCCTGCAAATCCATGTTTTCTCCTCGTGTATCAGGGGCGGGGGCATCAGCACGCCCCCGATATTTGAACGCAGCCCGCAGCCGGGCGCTCATCAGCTCCGGCGCGGCTGGCACCTCACGACCATCACGCACTTCATCAGCCAGACCAGCAGCCACGGCCTCGTCAGCCGTGTACCACGTCTCCCGCGCCATAGCCTCACGGAACGACTCGGGGGAGCCACCGGACTTTTCGGCGTAAATCGTGGCCATCTTGTCATTCATGCGATCCAGGGAATCCGCCAGCTCACGGAAATCATCCGCGCCACCATCAACCCAAGCCCAAGCGTTATGCACCATCAGCTCAGCCGAAGGACGCATAATCAGGTGGTCACAGCCACCAACCATCAGCACCGACGCTGCAGAAGCGGCATAGCCTTCCACAACACCAGTCACCCGGCCGGGGTGCGCTCGAAGCAGATTCATAATGGCCACGCCCTCGAAGGCATCACCACCGGGCGACGAGCACCGAACCGTCAGGTCACCATCGACACCGGCGAGCTGCTGGGCAACCGCCTGCGCAGTCACACCCCAATTGCCAATCTCGTCATAAATTTCCAGCACCGGCCCATCAGCACTATCAATCAGTGCCAGCGGGCGCTTCTGATGTTTCGGCATCGTCGCCACCTCCATTCTTGAGTTCGGGAATGTAATCCGGATCCTTCTCGGGCAGTTGGTAGCGCCTGCGTACCTCGGCCTCGGTCGGCGGGTCCATCAGCAGCACCTTCGCGTTTGCCAAAAGGGCGAGCGCTTCGGCAGTGAGTTCCTTCTTGGAGGCGATAGGGTCAGCCATCAGCAGGGGCGCGGGGCCGTCATAATCAGGCCACGCCAGTTCCACAAGATCTTCAACGATGTGTTGGTTGGCGGTGTCGATGATCCAATCCGCAATGGACTGCAACGACTGCACAAACAGATCATTTTGTGTTTCAGCGAGCGCGTAGCTACCGCCCTTGCCACTTAAGTTCAGGACGTGAGCAAGCACGGCCTTGGCCATCATCGCATCGTGATAATCAATCGCTTCACGCGGCGAGGCCACCTGCCCACTAATGCCTTTAAGGTCAAAACGGGCACCGTTGGGAATACTCACGCCGGCATGAGCACCAGACCGGATGCCTTCCACAATCGCCTGGCCATCCTGCAGTTCACGGCGCGCATCCTCCGGCATCGGCGAAGCCTCATAAGTGGGGATACCCATGCCATTGCGCTCCAGCACCTGCGCCTCCAAGCGCAAATACCGATCCCGCAACTTCCAGTGCTTATAGGCAGGGCGCAAAATACTCGACCCCAACCAAGTGGAATCCATCGGCTCGAAGCAATAAGCCACCAGGCGCGACACCGGGATCACGGGGGGCTTACCACCGTGCCCAAGCGCATGCTGCTCAATGCTTTCCAAACCGCCATCGTCAGCAACGTTGATTTTCGACACCGTGCCAGGCAACCTGGGCGCGAGCTTCACAAGATGCTCCAACCCATCGTCACCCACCTGGTAGACCTGCTCAAAGAACATGTGCCCATACGGCAGCGCCAACAACGCTTTTTGCAGGTGCGCATCCCACGACACACGGCCACGACGCCTCGGCACCGTACCGCGCTCCTGCCCAAGCACCGGCAGCCGCAAATCACTAGCGATGTGCTGCACCACAGCATCCGGTGCGCCGTTCGGATCAATCCGCCAGGTGGATCGACGAATAGGCAACGTCACAGCCTTCAAGATGGACTGCACTTGTGCATCTTGCCTGAGCATCTTGGAATACACCCGCGTGGAATTCGGGAATGTGAGCTGCCAATTATCTTCGGCAACCAGCCCGGTAACACCACGCGGTGATGCGTGACCAATCTCAGCCATGCCCAATCACCACCTTCCTAAAAATCAAAATCAGCACGCCCACCACCAGCAGACGGCACAGCCACCGGAGTAAAACCGCCACGGCGCGGCATCGGCACGACCTCTTGCAGCCCGGTTTTGTCCAACGCCAAAATCGCAAACGTCGCAGCCACCAAGGGGCAACCCTCGCCACGGACACGCTTCACAGCACGCCCCATGCCACTAATCTCACGTTCTTCAACAACTCCTAGGGCGTCTAGCCAACGCGGATCACCATCATGAGTTAATGCCCCTTCGTGGATGAGCTGCTGGAGCAGCATGTAGCCTTTGGCCACGTCTTTGGCCTGCATGATCGTTGGCTCCACCCCAAGATCACTAATACCGCGCTCAATCGTTGAGGCGGGGCCACGCACATCAATCGCAGCAGCCAGCGGGTCATTGAGTTCCACGGCTTTACCCAGATCTGCGAGCAGCGCATCACGATCAAATTCGACACGATCAGCCAGCGACAAATGCACACCTTTGCGGGTTTTCACAGCAGCGACCATTGCGCACACATCGCCATTGACATTCACGTCAATACCCAGCGCGGATTCGCGCAGCTTCGTGACAGCCGGGGCATCATCCTGCAATGCTCCCCACACATCGAAATCAATAATTGGCGTGAAGTCGCTTTCTTCACCATCACGCGGCACCCAATTACCAATGCCCAACGTCTCCACCAAATAGGCATCACGCAGGGTTTCGGACACCTTGGCGCTATTCGCGTCCTGCATCGCATCACGAAACTGGGCACCAGGCCCTTCAAGCGTCAAACTCGGATTGGACTGCACCAACGCCTCACGCGAGTAAATGTCCACTTGATCAGGATCAGCAGACCATTCCATAAACAAAAGCCCCGGCGCACCATCAATGCCAGCCCAGCGTTTCGCGGAAAACGTAGCACCATGCATGTGCTCCGACTTGTCCACCGGCGAAGAAATATAAATCGTGTGGGCATTTTGCTTAGCACGAGTTGTTTTGGAGATCGCCGAATGGGTCTGCTTCGGCAGGTTGAAGCACTCATCAAACACCAGCAGATCAATGGACAAACCACGGCCTGTTTTATCCGTCCTGGTGCGAAACTTCACCTTCTGCCCAGTCGGAAACACAATGGACTCTTTACCGTTAGAGCGCACCAGTTGCGGCACCCCAGGCGTTTCGGGGTCATCCTCCCACCAAAACATCAGATCTTCGCAGTGCTCGATCACATCCCACAGACGATCACGAGCATCCACAGCCGTATCCAAAAAGTGCGCCGTATGCAGAATCTCCGACTCGCCAAACAGGTAAATCCCGGCCAACTCCCTGGCCACCAGAATTTCGCCCTTGCCGTTTTGGCGCGGCACCGAAATCACAGACTCCGACGCAGCCCATTTACCATCATCGCCGGTAATGCACATGGCACGCAGCACATCTTCCTGCCAAGGAAACAGCGTCATGCCAGCACCACGGGCAAACGCGACAGCGCGATCACCACGAGAAGCGTCACCTTCGGGGATATGTGCCAGTCGCGGATACCGCGAGCCAATCAACTGCGACTCCACAACCAATCACCCCCCCCTGTTTAGACGGCCTTTAGGCCAGATCCGCCACGCGCACGCCGTGACTGCTTCTGCTGCCCAAAAAGATCAGGGCGCTGCTGCACCCACCCGCGAATCTCCTGCGAAGCCCGCTTCTCAATCACCAACGCGGGGTGCTCCACCGGAAAGCCCTTACCATCGTCCACGATGGTGCCTTCACGTTGGATCACCTCCTGCGCTTCACGGACACGGAGAATCAGCCCGGCGACTGTTTCCACTGCTGCCAGGTCAAAGTGGTTCAGATCCCGCCCGGCTCGGAGCGCCTCGACCTCATCATCAAATGCAGACAACACCATCACCTCCTTTTGGGCATGAAAAAAGCCCCACAATGTGGGGCAAGCATGTTTGTTCCTTTAACCGGCTTCGCGGGCAAGCGACACCTGTCCAACCTGCACCGCACCGACATGGCGCGCAACACCAGACACCGAAAGTACCTGCCTTGCCGGATCAACCGACCGCAGCCCAGGCATCACGCGACCAAACGACCTTGACTCAGGGGCTTCACGAAACGCGGCACCAACAAAATCCTCGAACATATCGCAGCGCTCTGGATCGTCCGTCATCTCGAATTGTTCGCAGCGAATGTTCTTGTTGAGGTTCATTGAAGAAGTGATGCACACATCCCAATCCTCATTGCGGATCAGCACAAACTTCGCGTGAGTCCGGATCGTAATCACCGCGTCCTCGCCAAACAGCGCATCGATCTCATGCACCCCAGCTTGGCCTTTCTTCTGCCTACCCGAGTCCATGATGAAACGAATCGACCGGATGCGCCCATCATCCCGGAAATTCTTCGCGGCCTCCAAGTCATAGAAACCCGCAGACCAGGTTGCGATGGTCACATCAGCAGGGCCGGTGATATCCAAGGTGGCCTGCACCAAATCAATCAGCGAGAACTGCCCATACGTCAAACCGAGCACGTCCATGCCGTGATCAAAACCCGCGATAGACTGCGCAGCCACACCAGCCTTTGAGAACCTGGCGTGAGCCTTACGCGCCGGGCGAGCATGCGCAGGCTCAGGGTGCGCTGCCAGCGACTCCGCAAGGTGCTTCACCATCGCATTGGATAGCTCCAACCCCTCATCATTGGCGACACGCTTCAAAACGCGGGCGAGCTTGCTAGAATCGGTCATGTTGTTGAATCCTTTCTTTCAGCAACCACGCCGTTGGGAACTCCACTTCCGCAACGGCCTTACTTTTATCCATTCTAGCAGGTCACACACTGTTTTTGCCACTTTTACACGCCCAAAACAAGCGATCTGCACCACGCAATCTAAGCCCATCTAAGGCGACCAACCCCAAAACCCAGTACTAGGCCACACCGCACACCTAAAAGGCTCACAGCGCGCATTAGGACGCGGTTTAGAGCCGAAAATAATCCAGAGGAGAGAGAAGGCCAGACTGTGCAATCGAGGGGGGTCGGGCGTGGCCATCCATCTAAGATTATTGGGGGACGGTTTCATTAAGCGTTCGCGCTGGTCACAGGGCGGGGCACCTCATCCCCACTTGAAACCCGTTTCCGTTTGGGGTTGTTCGACGGGCTTTTTCGCCAACGCAGGCCGAAGGTGGTCACGCTTTCCATCTTGGCGCGCCGAGTTGCAACTGAAATGCAACAACCGTCCTGCTGCTTGGTTGAGGCCAGCGCCCCCGGCTTGGAGGTGATCAGCAGCCAGGGGCTTACCATCCGGGTTGCGCTCGGCTTCCCGGTACATGGGCTTTCCACACCACCAGCACGGCTGCCCTTGGGTCATGTTCGTGAGCATCGCCTTACGGATCTTTTGGTGCTGGTGATGATAGCCACGCTCCTTTGTGGTGCGCTTCCGCTTACCGCTTTTCTGATTGCTGTAATACTTGCCAGCGACTTTCAGCATCGCTTCTGGTCGCTCCTGCTTGATGCGCTTCATCACCACGTCTTTGCCGGGGTCAATCTCGTGCACCGTCGCACCATGCGCACGGTATTTGTCGAGCGTTGCTTCGGATGGTGTTGAGTGAATGATCCACACATCATGCTCACCCGCATGCTTGATCGCGGCATCGATGAGTGTTTTGCGCATCGCCTTTGTGATCGCGCGAATGTGCTGCACATGCTCGTGATTCGATGGTGTCTTACCTGCGATGGTGTTGGCGAGGTCATCGAAGTCCACGGTCACGTCACCATCGTGTCGCTGCTCGCGTATGTAGGTGGATTTTCCTGCGGCTGGTGGCCCGGTGACGATATGCAGCATGGGCACCCCCTGGTGTAGATACGGGTAAACCCCCAGCGGGTAGGCCGGGGGTTGTTTTTTGTAAACCAACCTAGTGTGTATCGAGGGTGTGGTTTACCACCACGTCGATTATAGCATTAGACCGTTCAGTCTATCAAGTGTTTTGCAGTGCATCGCTGATGCTCAATGTGCTGTATGGCTTCTGCTGCGCAATACAGCGAGCGACCTTGCCTGTCTTTCACTCGACTGATGTAGCCGCGGTTCGCCCAATTCCTCAGATCCTCCCTTGTTTTGAGGTGGCCATGCATCTGCAGCACCTGCAGCACAGCGGTTGCGGTGTTGAAAGTCTTGGCGCTTTGTGTCGCCGGTTCCGCTGGTTGAAGCAGGCCGGTGAGTTGCTTGCGCTGCTGTTCGATCTCATCCAGTACATCCTGAATGAAGTCTTGCTGCATGGCGGCTTGGAGGTTGAATTGTAGCCACCTGAGTAGGGGGATGGCTTCGGCGGGGAGTTCTCGGCCTGGGGTGACGCGGTGGGCTAGGTCGCGGATGAGTTCCGCGAGGTTGGTTGCGAGATCGATGCTGATATCGGTGAGGCGGCCACCTGGGGTTCTGGGTCCTGGATGGGGTGGGGTGTGTCCGATCTTTTCTTTTTGGGGTGGGGGGCTGTGTTTTTTGTGCTCCAGTTCTTGGTGGAGGGCGATTGATGTTCGGATGAGCTGGCGGGCTTCCTGCTCATTTAGCTGCATGCGCAGCCTCCTTTAGTATTCGACTGGTTTTGTGACGAGGCGGCACATGATGCGCACGCGGAGGCCTTCCTGCTCCCACCGCTCAAGGATGCCGGCAATTTCTTCCGGATCGACATGCCACGATGCGTAGGTGGGGTCGGTGGTGATAGCGAACCTGTTGCGGTGCATGTACACCCATTCGTTGTAAGGCTCATCGCATCGGTACTGGGGTGCGAATTCGAACTGCATGTGCTTGATCAGGGCGCGCACGTCCTCAAGCGCTTCAAGGTGCTGTTTCACGGTGAGGTGGGTGAGGATCATTCGATTACCTCCAATTCGGTGGACGCTAGGCGGCGGACGATGCGGGTCGGGTATTTCGTGGTCTTAGCGTGTTCCTGTGCCTGCTTGATGGTGTCAAACCACCTGCCATTGGCGGGCACTTCGGTGGTGATCAGGGCAAACAGGTTGGTGTGTTTGTAGAGCTCCCAGCGGTCTGGCTCGTATTGCAGCTCCACCGCATATTCCCAGCGCATGTTGGCGATCTGCTTGGCCATGTCCGGGGCGGTGGCCATGAGCTCAAATGTGGCGTGCCACTCATCGGCAACCCTTTCGGATACCTCTTTCTGGACTAGTGCGTGTCCGTCGCGGCTTGTTATTTGCATGCTATGACTGGGTGGGCAGTCAGCCCACTGCTCCCCAGACTCTTCGAGTTCATAAGGCCCTGGGGTGGCGCCTTTAAGCAACGCTTGGGCTTTATCTGGTGTGATCATTCGTCCATCTCCAGGGTAGTTAGTCGAGTGCCCGGGGCTTCTGCTCGCGGGTGGCGTCGACGAGTTCCGGCTGGTGTACGGTGCGCACCAAGATGGCGGTTGGGTAGGCGCTGGTGGCAGCATGTTCTTCGGCTTCTTCTTTGGTCTTGAACCAGGTGGCGGCATGTGGGCATGCGGTGGTGAGTACGCCCCCGGTGTGCCCCATGCTCTTGTAGTAGGCCCAGCGCCCGGCAACATACACCTGTACCGTGTATTCACGCTGCCCTTCCATGTCTAGGTAGAGGTCGCATACCATTCGGTTGCGCGGGGTTCGTAGGACTTCGAGTGCAGCCTCGTCGAGTCGGTGCTGGTAGTCACTTGGCTTGTCGTTGTCATCTTCGTCGTGCATTGGTACTCGGATATGCCCGGCTTCGTTTAGGTTTACCCAGATCTCTTCCTCGCAGGCGGGCGCAACCGTATTCATGCGCCACCCCAGGGTTTCGAGTACTTGCACAAGGTATTCCTTGGTGATCATGCTGCTTGTTCCTTGTCGTGTTGGCGGTGGCGGGCTTTGAGTATCAGGCTGATGCATTGGTCTTGGCCTGTTGGGATGCTGTGATTCAGGCCATATACATAGTCGTTGGGTTCTTGCACACCGCATGCTGGGCACTGGTAGCGGCCACCAAACAGGGTGAGTTGGCCGGTCATAGTGGCACCCCGTTCACCAGGTGATTGAGGGCTTCGCCGAGGTAGCCGATAGCAAAACCCGAATCGGTGAGCAGCAGGGCGAATAGGTCGATGAGGGTCATTTAGTGCGCTCCTGTTCTTGGTACGGTTCCCATTCAGTGCAGAAGCGAGCTGCGACCGCTTCGCCATCTCGGTAGGTGCGGTTGGGGTGAATGAAGTTCTCTTCGTCGATGCACTCATCGCCGTCTGGCAATACGGATATGAATTTGTCTATGTAGTCCCACTCGACGCGGGCGAACTCGGTTTTCATTTTGGGTGGTGTTCCATCCGCATTCCACGCGCGGGGCAGATCGAAGCGCGGGGTGAGGGTTCCGGGGACGGTTATCATCCCGCATTCGCCGTCGTAGATGACGTCCGCGTAGCCGTGGTGCCGTTTGCTCATGCCAGCAAAAATTGCGAGGCAATCCAGGCCTTTCAGGTAGCCGAAGTCGCACCACATGCCCCGGCACTGGTCGCGTTCTTCTTGGGTCATGTCCGCCAGGGTTTTAGGCAAGGTAGTCACCAACTTCTTCTTCCCAGTCGTCGATTACGGTATCGAGGCTGTCCATCACGCCATCGGCGTAGCCGTCAAGCCCGAAGGGGGCTAGAGCGCGCTCAATCCGGTACTGGACTTCATCGCGGATATTCATTTGGTGTTCTCCTGTTCTTGGGTGGTGATGTGGCGGAAGGCTGGGGCTTGGGCTGCCCAGGCTTGGGCGGTGGCCATGTCTTGGAATTCGGTGCGGTGCCAGATGTGGCCGGATTTGGGGGCTTGGACGATGCCGAGGATGCGTTCACTCATGCTTTGTGCTCCTTGAGGTAGGTCAGGGCGGATTCGAGTAGGTCGATCAGGGCTTGGGTGTCTGCTTCGTTGATGCGGATGCGGGCAAGTCGCGTGGTGGTGTCGCAGGCGGATAGGTGCAGGTGGGTGTTGCCTGCGGTGACTTCGGCGGTGAATAGGTCGCTGTTGAATTCCCATGTGGGGCGGTGTTCTGATTGGTCGCGCCCGAGGGTGATGTCAAGCGGGGATGGGCCTTTGAGCATGCCGCCACGGTGGAGTTGGCGGATGAGTTCGCGTTCGCCTCCGCCGGTTTCGGCGATGTGGTCTGCGAGTTCCATTGCCTGGTCGAATATGGTCATGTGATCTCCTGGATGGTGAGTTGGGCACCTGGTGCGTGTGTGGGGGTTTCGTAGGTTTTTTGGATGTTCCAGTGGGTGATGCGGGCATCGTCTTTGACGATGCCGCCGTATTGGAGTGCGTCCCCGATGGCGCGTTGGATTTTGTCCAGATCGGGCATGACGGCGGGGTGTTGGAAGCGTGGGCGTTTTGGGCGGGGCATCCACACGGTGCCGGTGACCATCACAGGGCAATCCAGTGGCGGGCCGTGGTATTGCTCCCTGCACGCCTGAATCAACGCTGTGCGCCACGCTGGGAGCTTTTTAGAGGATTCGACCATGCGGCCATGCCCCACATGCTTTTTGGAGCCCTGGGGCGCGGGTGTGCCCTCCACAGTGATGATGATCATGGTTTCCCCACCTGCCTGTTGGGGATGAGGCCTTTTCGGTGGAGTTCGCGGATCACTGTGTGGGCATCGGTTCTCGTGAACGCCCATGGTTTACCACGGTCGATGTTGTGGGCGATGCGGTGCGCGAGCTCCACGGTGGTTCGTGGTGGGTGTGTCTTGGCGTATTGCTCTTCGGCGTAGCGCATGGCGTTCCGGCGTGCGTAGAAGCCTCGGAATACGCGCCCGCCCTTCGCTTGCCATTGGGCTTGCTGTGCGAATCGGTCGGTCACCCCGGGTGGGTACACCACCCACCGGCGTTGCGGGTCATCCGGGGCGTGTTGCTTGACGCGCCATTTTTGCGGATCCATGGTTTAGGCTCCTGTGCTTCCGAATCCACCATCGCCGCGCTGGGTGTCTTGGAGGACTTTCACCTCGACGGGGGTCACCGGCGAGGTGGGGATCACCAAAAGCTGCGCTACCCGGTCGCCGGGCTGGATCACCTGACTGCGCGGGGAATTGTTCTGGATGAGGACGATGATTTCTCCGGTGTAGCCGGGGTCGATCACCCCGCCGCGCACGGCGAGGCCTTTGGCTCCGATGCTGGAGCGGTCTTTGATGATCCCGACGTGCCCTTGTGGGATGGCGGCGTGGATACCAGTGGGGATTTTTGTGGTGTGGTGGGGTGGGATGGTGGTGATTTTGCCGGTGTTGTGCAGGTCGTAGGCGGCATCATCCGCGTGGGCTTTGCGGAGAGGGTATCGGTTGGTGATGTAGGGCATGGGGGTCATTTCGTGGCCTTTCGGTTGAATCGGTTGGCTTGGCGCAGCGCGGATTGGAAATTCGTGTGTGTGTGCGGCGTCGAGGTGTTTGGGTGTGCGAGCACCCAGCGGTCGCCGATTTTGCGGATGATGGGCACACCGTCCCTGGTGGCTTTGAGCATGAGGGTGCCGGTTGTGGTCATGTGGTTCCTTTCGTGTGCTTGTGCGAGTTGCATGGCGATGCGGGGATTGGCGACGGGTTGGGGTGCGCGTCCTGGGAGTGCGAGGTGCCAGCACCCGACTTTGCGGATCAGGGTGCGCCCCGTGTCATCCGCCGCGAAACGCATGTCGGCGAGTTCGGTGTTGTGGTGTTGGGCTTTGATGTGGTTGATGATGAGCATTGGTGGTGCCCTCTAGTGGTGTGGTTGTTGAAATGGCGATCAGTTCGCATTGATGACCGATGCCGCTATGTTGGCGAATGCCACATTGCGGAGCATTACCGGTTCGGGTCTGGGGCGCTAGCCCCAGTTACAGAAGGGCGTGGGTTACTGAAAAGTAAGGCACGCCCTTCGTGGTTCACTTACTGTTACTTACTGTCTTTATGGTGCATGGGTGCACCATTGAATGGTGCATGGGTGCACCATTGAATGATGCGTGGGTGCACCATTCAAAAATGGGCAAATGGTGCATGGGTGCATCATTCGCCCTGGGGTTTAGACGGGACATTTAGCGCCCACACGACGGGGCGTCGGCCACCTCCACGCCGCGCCACAAGCGACTGATCCCCACGCACAATCAGCCCAGAATCGCGTAGCTTTTTGATGCTCCTTTGCACGGTGCTGCGGTTCATTCCGAGACGATCCGCCATGAACACGGTTGAAGGCCATGCTTGCTGAGTCCCGCTGTGGTCGCGGGCTTTGTCAGCGAGGAAATACAGCACAGCCCGTTCCGTGGGCGAAATATCGTCCACTTCGTCACTCACCCACGCCACAGCGCGGATACTCAAACACTCACCTCCTTACAGTGCGTTGTCTTGGAACAGGGTTCCGATGGCTGCGATTGCCTGCTGTGGGCACACACCATTGCCAATCGCCTTGAGTTGTTGCGCCCTGGTGAGTCCAATCTTTGGCGATGTGACCCACCCCTCGGGTAGCCCCATCATCCACTCAGCAAACGCCACGTTTAGGTGGGGTTTGCCCTTCCGATTTGGAACTGTTGGTGGTGGAGCGGGGCGGGTAGCCTCCTCCCATCGGCGAACAGCAGCCTCGTAGACTCCATAGGTTGATGCTGTGGTTTCGTGAACAATGTCCTCACGGAGGTTGCCCATGAACCTGCGTTTAGGCGAATTGAGGTCGCCACGATGCAGTTGCTTCTTCCTGGCCTCGCCCTCCCTTACGGGAAGGCTGTCCATCGTGTTTGGCGTTGGGAGCAGGGTCACGATGGTGCCCAGGTGAGTGGACTTCTCGATAGGCCTCCCGCTAGTGCGTGGCCTACCCATCACTCCATCACTCGCTTTCGGTGTAGGAAGGCACTTTGTACCCAGTTCCACAGCCACATCGGTGAGGTGTACTTGGTGGCCACCGGCGCGCAGAATATCGGGGTGCTGTGCACCACCTCCCCCACCATCACGCGCATTCGGTGTCGGGAGGTAACGCTGCCCCTGTGGGAAGTGAATGCTGACGGCTGAGAGCCCAGGAGTGTCACGGCGAAATTCGCCTGGGCTATCAGTTCGTTTCCATTCGGCTGCTACCGATGTTGGTAACATCTTGGCGTGTTCCGAGGAGGAATATCCGGGCGCGGTGATGGCATCCTCCGATGTCGGAGACTCGTAGAGTTGTCCACCGCGTGTCGTACCCGATTTCGGCCAGGTCGCCACATACGCGACCGAGTGCCCGAAGAGATCGTGCCCCCCTGTCTCCCACCTGTCCGAATCCGGGTTCCATGTCGCTATCGCTTGTGGCTGCTGCACTTAATGCTCCTTGTACATTTTCCCAGATCACATACCGTGGCCGGAGTTGGTCTATGGCTTGGCGCATGTTTACCCAGAGGTTTGATCGGGTTCCCTCGGTCATACCTGCTCGCTTACCGGCTGCAGAAAGATCCTGGCAGGGTGAGCCGCCAATGATGATGTCTACGGGTTCCACCTTTGACCAGTCGATTTTGGTGACGTCTCCAAGGTTTGGCACGTCTGGCCAGTGGTGCGCGAGGATTTTTGATGGAGCCTCATCGAATTCCACGAACCACGCTGGGGTGGCACCGAAAACGTGCTCCACAGCGAGGTCGAGTCCGCCATAGCCAGAGAACAGGCTCCCCACTTTGAGATCAGAATGGTGGTTCTTCATTTTGGTCTTGTCCGAAGCCTCCGCGCCCCCCGCTGGTGTTGTTTTGGGGCTGTTGTTGCCAGGGCGTCTGCCCCTGCTGCTGTTGTTGGCGGTGGGGCTGCAACCACACGTCAAAAACGGACATGTCCACCGATAGGCGTGTTTCACCAGATTTGTTTTCGTAGGTGCGTGTGGTGAGCTTGCCTTGCACAAGCACACGCATGCCCTTGTGCAGCACATTTGCGAGCTGTTCGGCCTGATCACCCCACACCGTCGCGTTGAAAAACAAATTGTTGCTGTTCTCCCATTCGCCCATATCGTTTTTGCGGGAGTCATTCACAGCCACGCGCATGTTCAGCACGGCCTTGCCGGTTTGGGAGTAGCGCAGCTCGGGTTCCGCCACGAGATTGCCGGCATAAGTTTGCACAGGATTCATTACTGATCACCCAAGGCCTTCCAGCGGTTGTTCGCTGCTTCGGAAACTTCATTGGGCACATCGTCATCAAAGGCCTTTTTCGCAGCGGTAGAAACAGCCTTGAGTTCGGCGCGGTCTTTCGCATCTTCGATCTTCTGCAAAAAGCCCTGCACAACCGACTGGTCAATCACCGGCTCCTCTTGCTTCTGCCCAAGTGCAGCACGCACCCCATCCAGGCCACCTTGTTTTGGTGCAGCGTCCAGGCGGGTTGCGGTGGCCTTCACTGGCTCCGGGCGCTCAAATGCGGTTGGCTCCTGCTCGGAATACAAGCCCATGAGTGCGCCGGGGGCGATGATGCGAGCAAGCTCGGCCTGGCATTTCGCCCTAAGCATTTCGATGCCATTGGTTTTGTAGCGTCCGTTTGTGGCATATCCGGCGGCTTCTGCGCGCTTCATGTCCCAGGTCACTGTCTCAACTTTGTTCGATCCGGGGCGCGTACCGCACCAGGTCACCCTGGGTTTGCCGTCCTCACCCTGGGTTGCTTCTTGTTCCCACACGCGGCATCCAACGTTTTCCGCCACGGCGATCATGGCGCGCGCATACATCCCGGTCTTGCCTTTGATCACGAAAAAGGCCTCTAGCGCCCCGTCTGGGTCAAAACCCAGCGCGGTGCCACGAATAATGGCGGCTGCTGCATCGGCAGGCTTGCCACGGTAAATGTCCGGGCAATTCCCGGTCTGCGTGATGAAGTCAGCGTAGTCCATCGCCATTGCTTTGAGCTCGGCGTGTTGGCGGAGCTTTTCTACGCCCTTCTGCATCAGCGTTTGGCCGGTGTTCGCCACGGCTGGGGCTGGTGGAAGGTTGTTGGTGGTGGTGTCGAGTTCTTGGCTCATGGTGGTTCTCCTTATTGGTAGAAGCGGGTTGTTGGTGCGCCGGTGGCGGCTTGGTACAGGTCGGGGTGTTTTGCCTTGAATTTCTTCGCGTCGAATTTCGGGGTCAAAACATCATTGGTTTTCAGCAGATGCCTGTACTCTTCGGGCACGTTGGATTGGGAGAAACGCCCCGCCTGCTTGGACACGAGCGTTTTGCCGTCCCAGGTCAAGGCCTTGAGGTCACCCATGCTGCCCACAAGATCAGCCTGTGCTTGATCCAGATCGGCCTTGGCTTGCTCAAATGTGGCCTTGGCTGCGAAATAGTGGGTGGCTAGTTCCGCCTGGGCTTCGGTTTTGCCTTCGCCCACGCTGCCCTGTGCTGCCAGCAAGGCGTCGATAACGTCTTGTGATGGTGCTGGTGGCTCCGCGTCCCCAAGAGACTTGTAGAACACATCGATCTCATGCACGATGGCGTCCCACAAATCGGCGTCCCACGCTGCCTCATAGTGGCGGGGCGATAACGGCTTGTCGTAGCCCACGAGGGCGACCACATGCGCCTGGTGTATGCCGGAGATGCCTTGCTGGGCGAGCACCTGCGCTGCAACCACCGGGGGCAGGTCATTCGGCGAGTATTCGCTTTGTTGTGCGCCCCAGGTGGCGTTGCTTGAGCTGGCTTTGCATTCGATGATGGCAAATGCCCGGCCACGCACCGCGCGCCGATCCAGCGTCACCAGATTGGGGAACGGCAGCGTTTCATCTTTGTAGGCAATTTCCGTGCTGTTGGTTCGCCACCCTGGGTTTTTGCGTTTCCAAGAATTGACGAGTCCATCTTCAATATCGTGGCCAAAATCCAGGTGATCACCTTCCAGGTGCGCGGGTTCCGCAAGCCCGGACATGACCGTCCAAAGCTCACCCCGTGTTTGGTGTGGCGATAGGCCAAGGATGATGGGCACCTTGGAGGCGGTGATAAGTTGTTGCCATTCTGGTGTGCCCGGCTTGGGCGGGTTTTTGACAATGGTGCTCATGGTTGGCTCCTGTTGAGTTTTTTGATGAGGTTTTTGCGGCGGGTGGTGCCTGGCTTGGCTATGTCATCCAGGTGCTGCACTGGGTTGCGGGTCAATTCGGTATCGGGGTGGCGCATCACCCCGACCTCTAGCGGCTCTGCTTCTTCTCCCCACTGGTGCCCACATGAGGGGCACTCCCACACCTCCCCAAGATCTGTGAGGTTGATGCAGCACGCGCTGCAATACGGGAATTGGAAAATGATCCTGGGTGGCTCCTTCAAGCGCAGGAAACGGCTATGCAGGGTCACGGTGATCCCCTAAGCCTTGGGCGCGCCACCACCCCGCGCCACGCCCTTCAATCATTGAGGGGCACCCGCTTCAAGCGCGCCACTTCTTTGATGGCGATCTCGTGCAGGTTAGCGACCGCGTTTCGCAGTGGCACGGTGAGCAACGGCGACTCCAAAAGCTCCATAGTCTCGCCCCGGATGTAATCCGCGACCCGCAGTTGATTGACCTGGAGCCGGTAGCTTTCCGGTATGCGATTCGGCTTCACCGTAGCTTTGCGTTCCACGTTTTGAGCAGCCCTGCTGATAGTGGTCAGATCACGGTGCATGCCAGCGGTAAGCGGCAGCTTTCGGAGTTTCGCTACGTCCTTTTGAATGTTGTTGGCGATTGTGGAGATGTGGCCTTGAATGAGTTTGTTGCTCATGCCACCCACCACACGGCTAGAACATTGCTTAAGGTTGCGCCGATGACGATGCCCAGCATGAGCATCACAAAGGCGGTGAGGGCGATGAAATGGCGCTGGTCATCAACAATTTTTTGTACGACTTCGCCGGGGACGGCGCGGTCATGGGGGGTTCTTGTTTGCATGTTGGTTCCTTAGTAGATGTGCTTATCGACGGTGGTTTTCTTGAAGCGGACGCGATCGCCTACGCGGATCACACCAAAATCTTTTTGAAACGCGGTGTCAGTTTGGGCTTTCCAGTAGATCGTGGAGCGCGGGATATTCAGCATCCTGGCTACTTGCACGGCGCTATAGGTCGCCGGTTCTGATAGGGTTTGCATAAGTGCTCCTATGGAGTGATTGGCCTCGCGCACATGCCTGCAAGCAGCGCGGGGCTTTTCCGTTTTGGGGTGGGGGTTGAGGGCAGCAACACCCTCACAGCGAAGGGAATGGGCTGGTCATGGGGTGCGCTTAGCGTCGAAAGGGGAAAAGCCCGCATAACCCTCAACCCCTGGTGGCGCGCCGGGGACTCGCACCCCGGGGAGTAGCTATTTCGATCCAGTGTTTTACGTCGCCTCGTGGTTCCCTCCCACCGAAGTGGGGTGCCTGCCTGTCGGCTTGCCGTTGGGGGTCATGGCGCATCTACACACCAGCGCTCGCCCCGGCCAATATCTTCTGCGGCGACAATTCACTATCAAGTTTTCAAACAACATTTCGCACAACCAATCAGGTTGGGCTTTGCGCCTGCGGTGGGAATCGAACCCACCCAAAACCATTCAGGCCATTTACCAGTGCGTTTTCGTCACGGTGATTCTTCAATCTCCGAATCACGCAACTTGATAAGCGCACCTTTCAGATCAACCGCGCCGATAGCTACACCAGCCAGCAGCCGCACCAAATCATCGCGGTCATCTTCCGCATAAGCAGCACGCCGATGCGCACGCACCCAAAGAGCGAGCACCAGCAGATTCGACACCACCAGCAGGAAAACAAGCGTTGCCATCACACCAGCCCCCAGATCTTCAGTTGGCGGTTCACAGCAGCAGCACCAGCAGGGGTGAGCTTCAAAGTTCGGCGCGGCTCACCATTCACGCGAGGGGCGTCATGGTGCGTTACTAATTGGAAATAGTTCTTTTTATCGGCATACGCGCGGTACTGGTACTCGTGGATTTTGGCGCGCTTTTTGTTTGACCAGCGCTCAAATGTGCGCGCGTAGATCCACTTGCGCTTCATCAGCACCTCACGCAGTGCTTTTTCACTCACCCCGGCGCGATTAGCGAAATCCCGGAAGGTCATCAGGTCGCTATCGGCCACAAAAGCGTCGTGGTATTCAACCTTTGGCGCGTTGGCCACGGCCTCCTGCTCCAACACCCGGCGCTTCTCGCGCTCGTCTTTGAGGGCGGTAAGGGCTTGGATCATCGAATCGGGATCATTCAGCCACTCATCTAGCGCTTGGTCGGTGGCATAGGTGCCATGCTTGCGGATAGTGGGCAAGACTTCCTCAAATACCATCCGCTCGAATTCCTGTGCGGTTTCCAGGTCACTGCCCACAATGAGGCGGTATAGGTCTGGCTCGGTGATCGTGCGGACGTTTTGAGTCCGTCCTAGCCTGTCTTGGATGGGGTCGTGATTCGCGACCCCACGGCAGTGGCGCGATACGGCATCGGCGGGGTTCTTATACCCGAGGGCGACGGCCACATCCTTGGCTACCCAGCGGGGGTTATGGGGATCATCCGCGATCACGCGGACGCCGTGCCCTTTAAAGTCGAATTTTTGCAAGTCCATTGTTATGCTTTCTGTACGTTTTGTTTTTGCCCCTGTTCCAGCAGGGGCTTTTCTCATGCTGTTGGTCGGTATCCTCATTCCCGTGGGCTACTTGCCCAGGAAAGGAGGTGAGGAAAATGTTTGGACAAGATGAAACAATCAGCCAGAGCTGCCAGCAGGCTTCCGAAGCGCACAAGATTGGTTTGAGCAATCTTGATGGTTGCGATGAGGCAAAAGCATTCGCGTTGGCCGCGTCTGAAGCTTGGAAGCACGCTGCGCTATTTGTGAGTGAATCCAACGTCGACCGATCACTAGCCACAGTGGTTGCCGAGCTTGGATTCGCTACCGAGCGCGCTATTGCATCACTGGAGCGTCGTCTGGGAACGGTTGAATCACAGTCTCAGTAGGCAGCGCAGGGAGGCCGTTCCGCTGTGCAAATTCCTTCTGCGCGATAGTGGAACGGTGCGCCCTGGCAAGCTTGTTTACCGTGTTCAAGGCGGTAATCAAGAACTCAAGATCGTGAATAGCGACCGAGACTTCCTTTTTGCTGTCTGGCTCCGCGATCACGATTGAATCCGAGCCTGTTCGGACGCAAATACTGTCGGTTCCGGTGAAAAGATGCATGATTTTTCTCCTTATGCTGCGTAGCTGGTTGGTAGTGGGTCGATGGTTTGCAGGCCGAGTTTCTTGCGGATGAAGTCGATCCCACTGGGTTGGACGTAGGTGGTGTAGCTCGTGCCCTGCGTTCCGTCCTTGCGCTCGTAGTTGTGCGGTAGCACCTCAAAATGATGCATGTACTGCGAGTATGGCGTGTTACGCATCGCGCCCTTGGTGATGAGCACCCCGCGGTTGCGGAGCTCTCGGAATAGCCAGTTCTGGCCTTTGCCGAGCATCTTCGCCACCGCGCCTACGCTGTATTTGCCGGAGGCGTCGAGGAATGTGTCGTAGGCTTCAGCCTTCGGTTCTAGCTCCTTGTTTTTCGCTTCCAGGGCGAGGCGTTCTTCTTCGGCGTTGAGCGCGATCTGGAGAATCTCTGCGCGGGTGAGTGTCGCCGGGTCGAACGGTGATGCCTTGGCGCGCTTCTCGCACTCGATGAAATACTGGCGGGCTTGCTTACCTTTGTCGGTGCGCTGGATCATGGAGATTTCTTTCGCCATATCCAATGAGATGACGTGGTTTAGGGCTTCACGCTGTCGACCGAGGGAGTCTTGTACCCGGTCATTTTTGACCGCGTAGTCTTTGACCTCTTCAAAGCCGTAAGCGACCATGCGTGGGAACCAATGCCGATACTCGGCGCCCACTTCGAGGAAAGCGTGGAGGTCGCGCCCCATCACCGCTTGCACGCCGTTATCATGGTGTTGAATCGGAATCAGATTGTTCATGATGTATGCTCTTTCATAGGTTTCTTTGGTTTTGCCCCTGTTCCAGCAGGGGCTTTTCTCATGCTGTTGGTCGGTATCCTTATTCCCGTGGGCAGCTGGCCCCGGGAAGGAGGTGATTACCATGGATAAGCTTGTTTATGCTGGTCAGAGTTTCTTGCTCGACTCTTTCGACAACGATGAGGTTCTCGATTCTCTGCGCGCCGGGGTGCTGCCCGGTGTCGTGGAGCTGACCACCGAGAGCGGAAACCGGATTCTGGTGAATCTTTCTGAAGGGGTTCCGTTCTCCATCGAGTTCGGCTAGTCGAGTAGCACTGCGGCCGTTTTGAGCGCTTCGATGAGCTTCGGGAGGTGCCACTCATGGACTACAAGCATGTCGTCCTGACTGCTTTCCTCCCGGAGCGTCACCCACTGGCCGTCGCGCGGCGCTTCGATAACGATCTTGTCAACTCTCATCGAGAGCAGTTTCTGTTCATCGCAAGTCATTGGGATTCTCCTTAGGCGGCTTGGGCTTGGCCTTCGAGGATCATGGTGTCCAGGGGGCGGTTGGTGATTCGCTTGAGGATCATGAGTGTGGGGATTGTGGGGACGCTTTTGCCGTCGCGGTAGTTTCGGACGGTGGTGCCGGTTTTGTTGAGGAATTTCCATCCGAGTTCATCGATGGAGCGGCATCCGGTGCGGTCCATCGCTTCCCTGATTACGGCGGGGTCTAGGCGCATCGTGTTCACCTCCTTGGTGTGCGGTTCTTCGCTTGCCTGTGCTTATTTAAGCATACATTAGCGAGATATTGCAAACTTTTGTGCAAACTTTCTTGTTTTTGCAGGTCAAGAGTGTGCGAAAAGTTGCCCAGTCATGCCGTGTCGGGTAAGATCATGGGCATGGAACATGCTCAATGGATGCAGCAAATAACCGAGGATTCCGTACGGTCTGCTGCGAAAAAGATCGACGTAGCGCCACGCACCCTCGCGACTCAATTGGAAAAGGGGCGTATATCCCCGGAGAACGTCATCGCGATCGCCGTGGCCTACGACCACCACCCCGTCGGCGCACTCGTGGACACCGGATACCTCGACGCCAAATGGGCCGAGCAGGTAGACCCAGCCCGCGCCCTTCGCTCCGTCACCGAAAAACAACTCGCCGACGAAGTGCTACGCCGAATGGAACTCGGAGTCGAACACGGCGGAGCACTCGACACCCCCGTCGACGAGCTAGCGTCCCGTCGAACAAACGGGGGCACCCGCTCGGAGGTCCCCTCTTACGATGGCACCGTCCGCGAATGGGATGACACCACACTCCACGCAGCGGACAGTAGCCCAGACGAGCAAGCCGAGCGCGAAAGACGAGGTGAAAACCTATTTGATTAACAGGCTCATCACCCAAGCCGAGCACAACGGCATCACCGTGGCCTGGCACAAAGGCGGACCCAAGGCCGCCTGGATGCCAGCCACCAACACGATCAGCATCCGCGAAGGCATGGACGATGCCCAAACCTTGTGTGCTTTCGCACACGAAATGGGCCATTTCCATCATGGAGACACCCACGGCACCGATACCATCCAAGAGGCCCGCGCAGACCGATTCGCCGCACGCCTGCTCATTGACCCCCGCGAATACGCTCGGTGCGAGCAGGAATACGGGGCGCACCCGGCGCTCCTGGGCCGCGAATTGGGCGTGACAGCACACCTCGTCCTCGTATTCCAATCCCTCCCCATCAACGCATAGGAGATACCATGACAGACCAACAGAACCCATACGGCCAGCAGCCCACCGAGCAATACCCAGCCCAACCCACGCAGCAGCCCCAGCCAGAGAAAAAGAGCAGCAAAAAGAAGAAAATCATCATCGGCGGCATCGCAGCCGTGATCCTGCTCGGACTCGCAGCGCAATGCGGCTCCAACACCGACACCACCAACACTGGCGCGTCGGAATCCGCCACAGCCACCACCACGACAACAGCGACCCAGGAGGAGACCGAGACCACCACCGTCGAGGAAACCACCATGGCACAGGACGCCCCAGCCCCTGCAGCCGAAGGCGAGGTGACCCGCGAGCAGAAAAACGCCAAACAAAAAGCAGAAATGTACTTGAAAACGATGCCGTTTTCCAAGGATGGCCTAGCAAAGCAGCTCGAATTCGACGGCTACCCAGCTGACGCCGTGGCCTACGCAGTCGAAAATGTGGATGCCGACTGGAATGAGCAAGCCGTGAAGAAGGCCGAGCAGTACAACGACACGTTGCCGATGAGCAATGACGAGCTGATCAATCAGCTCACCTTCGACGGCTTCACCCCAGAGCAAGCCCAGTACGGCGTCGAGCACATGAAATAGTCATTTGACAGCAAAAGCCCCGCGCCGGGGCTCACCACAATCTCAGCGCGGGGCACTTTTCTAGCCACCAAAAGCAGCCAGCACCAGTGAGGATACCACGATGGCGATTCAAAAACGTACCACCAAAGCCGGGAAAACCCGCTGGGTAGCACGGTACAGGGACGCGGCAGGCAAAGAGCACTCACGCAGCTTCGACACCCAACGCGAAGCGAAAGCCCATGTGCAGGAGCAAGAGCGCGCCCTACGTCGGGGCGAATGGGTCGATCCCCGCGATACTACGGTGACGCTGGGGGTGTTGTTGGATCAGTGGGTGGCGCGGGCTCAGAAGCCGAATACGCGGGCGTCACGGCGACGATCCGCCGATAACGCCCACCCACTACTCAATGTTCCGGTGGTGAAGGTGCGCCGGTCAATGGTGCAAGAACTTGCCACGACGCTTACTACGGGGAGGCCTTGGGCGGGCGGTGCGCCGTTGTCTGGTTCGACTGCCAGTATGGTGATTGCTGCGGTTCGGGGTGTGCTGCAAACAGCGGTGATTGATGGGCTGATTTCCAAGAACCCGGCTGAGGGTGTTCGGGTGCCCACCCGGCGCGGTGGTGCGTTATCGCGGGCGGATATCCCTAGCGTTGCAGAGGTGCAGCGCAATGTGGAGGTGCTGCGCGCGGATCACCCCGGGGTGGCGCTTGGGGTTGAGTTGGCGGCGTTTTGTGGGCTTCGCGTGGGTGAGGTCGCTGGCTTGCAGGTGGGTGATGTTGATTTTCTTCGACGCGAGCTGCACATTGAGCGCCAATATTCTTCGGCGCTGGGCGGCTATGCGGGGCTGAAAACCTCGGGATCGCGCCGGGTAGTGCCGGTCGCTGAGTGGCTAATCTTCGCATTGTCTGAGTGGTGTGGTGGCGCGGATCGTGGTGATTCGGTGCTTGCTCCTGGTGGGCGGGTGTTGTCTGCTGAGTGGCTGGCGAGGCAGCACAGGGAGGTGCTCACGGCGGCGGGGATCATGGCGCCGCGTTTCCATGCCTACCGGCACTTTTTTGCGAGCAGCTTGCTGGCTGATGGGGTGCCGGTGCCGGTGGTGGCGCGCCTGATGGGGCACGGCAATATCACGATGGTGATGCAGACCTATGCGCACTTCTTGCCGGATCAGCAGGATTCGTTGCGGGTGGCGATTGATGGGTTTGCGGGATCTGTGCGGGATCAGGACGAACGGGGCGCGGGGTTTGGTGCCGGGTAG